GAACAGTTGGAATAGCAGCAGTAATTGCGTTAATTACTTGTTGTGTAGTTGTTGGGGCTGAACTAGTTATAACTTGCTCTGGTGTCTGTAAGTTTGTGGGTGTTGTTACATTAGATTGAATTTGACTGTTTGCCAAGTTGATAATATCTTGGTTAACTTGCTCTGGTGTTCTTGGTGCAGCAACTTGAACAGTCCCTGCATTTGGTAATGTGGCTATTGTGTTTAACACGCTATTTAAAGAGGGAACAGTAGAGCCTGTTACAGCAACTGTACTGCCGTCTAAAACTGGAGTAGATACAGCTACAGGTGTTGTAGTAGCTACATTAGTAGGGGTAATGGCAGTTAAAGCCCTGTTAATAATTGCATCGTTGTAGCCACCAGAACTCAAAGTATCTCTAATTTGAGTCGCAGTTAACCCTTGTTCTGCCAACTGTTTAGCATCTAGTGTGGCAAATGCACGTTCTGTAATACTTGGGTCTGCAATAGTTCCTGTAGTTAAGTAGTTATTCAATGCACTACCTGCATACGCACCACCGCCACCCAATAAAGCGGCTCTTAACGTATCTTCTGCGCTACCACCAGTAAGAGCAGTAGTACCACCTGCAATGGTTGCACCTGTAGCACCAGCCAAAGCAGAACCTGTGAGTGGTGTTGCCCCTGCAATCAGATTGCTTAGATAAGGCGCACCAAGAACACTAGCAGCCAAGGCTAGAACAGGACGAGATGCCGCCAACAAGCCTCTATCCCCACCACCTTCAAAAACACCTGTGTCAATAATCTCACCAGTTTTAGGATTGTAAGTTTCCCAAATAGCAGGGTTATCAGGATTAGTGCGAGTCAAATACATTAACTCAGGTAAAGCATCAATCTGCTCTTGTATGTCATCGCCTTCAATAACACGATTAGGTGTTTTTTTAATTGCCATGATTAACCTCTAATCTCTACGTTGGATGTAATGCCAGCACCAATCTTCATTGCTTTCAATTGTGCTTCTGCTTCAAACTCTTGTTGCTTCAATGCAAAGTAAGCCTGTTGTTTTTCACGCTCAAGTTGCAACTTAGCCATCTCTTTCTCACGCATCAATTGCATTTCAAGAGCAGCCTTTTGTTGTGCCATCTGCATATCAATCTGCATCTGCTGTTGTTGCATCTGCAAGTCAGCTTGTGCTTTAGCTTGGTTGGCTTGTATCTCAGCCTGAGTCTTAGCCATCAATGCCTGTAATTCTGGGGGCATCTGTTGCTCTTGTGGAGGAGGGTTACTCAACGCTTGGTCTTGCTCTGGTGTAATCGCTTTGTAGAACTCAGCACTATCTTTAAACCCTGCAATCTCTACCATGCGTCCTAAAGTGCCACGATACTGAGCAGGGGAAACGTAAGGATTAGCAAGCCCATACTGACCAATTAACTGCTCTTGTTTAGCAAGAACCATAGACAACATAGCCATCTGCTCTTGTCTGTTACCTGCACCCAAACCTACATTGATAGAAACATCATATTGGTTAGCCCATGTTCTAGGGTCAAACTCTACGAATTCACCACGCATACGCACTAAACGAGCCTTGTCCTGATATTTGCACAAAAGATGCAAAATACCCTTGAACAATGACTTAACGCCTGTCTCAGCAAAGATTCGAGCAATTAGTTCAATCTTACCTGCGCCAGCTTGTTGCATAGAAGCTACTGCTGCTGCCGTAACATTCTGTAATACAGAGGGGTCTAACCCTTGTGAGGCATCAGACACGCCTGTACGCTTAGACTGTACTGTGTCCAGATACTGAAGCATTGGGAAAGCCTGATTAGCCACGTTCTGAACAACTAACTGTTGGACAGCGTTAGGAGACTTGGCACGAATAACACCACCTGCTGTAGATGTAAGCAAGTCATCTAGGTTTACTTGACCTTCCACAGCCACCACACGAGCATTGTTTGTCAGATATAAGTTATCCAACATCTGACGAGTGATAGTGGTCTTGATTAACTGTAGGTCAACTGTTCTGTCAGCCAACGAGTTACCAAAGAACTTGTGCGGAATTGGGATAGGACAGATTGAGTGGAAAGGAACATAGTCCACTTCCTCAACCATTTCCTTACCCTTCTCGTCCTCAAGGATTTCATTAGAAGCGTAGAACACTTGAACCAATGAAGCTATGCCTTTGCCATCTATATCAGTTTTGACATAGCACTCAAAGACTTCAATCTCTTGCATTGAGGGGTCATCTGTCTGTGTTTGGTAAGGTTGCTCACCTGCTGCGTAACGAGCCACACGCTCTGGTGTGTACGCTAGTGCATCACCCATCTGCAAGCCTTCAATCTGCTTCTTGTTAAAACCCATAGCCACCAAAGTGCTACGAGTCAACATCTGCCTGTGGGCTACAAAAGGTGAGTCAGCAATAGTTCTAGCCTTCTTGCTAATCAGGAATTCTTCGGGAGGTACGTTCTCAATCGTTACTTTGCCTGACTTTTTCTTTTGTTGGACAACTACGTTATGCGTAGAACCCATCACAGGCATACCCATTGGGTCTATAACTGGCTGTCCCATCGGGTCAAATATTGGGAACTCTGTCGTATCTTGCTCGACAATCTCCATAGTCTCATCACTCATCAGCATTGCTAACTCATCGTTAGTCAAGTCAAAGTAACGCTCTTTGGTAATGTCTTCTTTGTCTTCCCAATACGCTTTAACAATGCCGTTCTTCTGAAGCAGAGCATCCTTGAACCAATCATGCAGAATGGCTACGCCTTCGTTGTCTCGTGAGAATACCCAATTGCAATACTGTGTCGCTTGTTTTGCGGATGCTTCGTCTTTCGGGCCTTGTGGCTCGAAAACTACAATATCATCTGAGCCTGTAAATATACGAACTAAGCTAGGCAACGCACCATCTATCGCTTCTGCCACTTCTCCAGTAACGATTTGAGACTTACCCTCAACTTCATTACCATAGGGCTGTCTGAGATACGCTTCCAAAGCCAGTTTGCGCTGCTCAACAGTTTCGCTTTCAATAAATCCAATTGCATCGTCAATCTCTGCTTGGATTATCGACATTAACTCGTTCTGTGCCATGCTTGTCCTTTGGAGGTCTTCCAATTCTGGGTTTGTCCAATTTTAACTCATTTACCACATTTTCGAGCATTTCGATACGTTTTTCAAGTTCTTTTACTTTAGGGGCTAGATTTACCCCCTGCATTGATACATACATCAGACAATCCATTTCGGAGTTTGGTTAATAGGCTTAGACCAAGTTGAATGACCTTCATCCAATCCAAGGGCTAAGTAGCGGAACGAATCAGAGCCATGACTTGACCAATCGTGAAGTGGTCTTTCATAGAATATCTTACGCTTCTCATCGTAGTCTCTGCGGTAGTTTCTCAGGCAGTTCAATCCTGTCTGTACCTGTGGAACATTAAACCAGCACCTTGGCAACAACCTTCTTACCGCTTGGATGCCATCATCTAGTCCCATTCTGGGAGCAATCTTGACCTCTAACCCTGATTCCTCAAGCATTTCCATTCTGCTTTTACCTGTGCCAAGTTCCCTGACCCTAACGTCATGGGGCAATATATGCTCTGCTTTGTGATAGTCGTTGTCCTTAATCCACTTAACGTAGTGGTCTAGTCCAACTCCGTGATTCTCGTAGTAGTCGATTAGGCGCACCTCAGTACCCACCAACTGAGCCACCCAGATAGACGTAGAGTCACCCATTCCCAAGTCCCAAGCAGTAAATGTTCTGCTTAGTTCCTCTCTGGGAATCTCTTGCATATGCTTCTTTTCTTCTAGTTCATTTAGGATTTGCCCATAGTAAGAGCCTTCTACGGCAGCATCAAAGCTACACTCAAACTCTTGGCGGTACTTATCCTCACCCATCTCATTCTTAGCCGCCCTTAGTTCTGTGTCATCCACTACACCAGTTTCCGAGGCTTTGAACTCTAGCAAACCCCATCCATCCTCAGTTTTAGCCCTGTCTCGCAGTTCTTTAAAGTGATTATGTCCCTTTGGCGTACCAATGAATAAGCACCAGCCCTGTCTGTCAACCAAACTTGGTCTACACACATCTGTCCATATCTTAGGGTTCTGGTCACCAATCTCGTCTAGGATTACCCCATCGAAATACTGACCACGGAGTGTTTCTGGATTGTCTGAGCCAAACAACTGGATTCGCCTACCCCAGAAGTCCACCCTAAGTTCTGAGATGTTGCTAGTGCCACCCAGAGGCTCTGCATACTTAACTAGGTAGTCCCATGCCACCCTCTTAGCTTGTCCGTATGTAGGGGCTATATAGGCGTACCTTGGGGCTTCCTTTTGGTTGAGCAGAGCATCCTTGATTAAGTGGTTAATCGCAGAGACTGTCTTACCCATGCGCCTATGAGCAACAACAACGCCAAAACGCTTACTGTCCATCAGTTCATGGATAGCAAGTTGTTGTTCTCTGGGTTTGTAGGCTATCTCGATTACTTCTGCCATTGGACGCTTATCTGAATGTCTTTACCTTCTTCTCCAGTTACTTGGAGTGGTAAGACCCTACCGATTAGTCCCATGAAAGCCTGTGGGTGTGTCTCTGCCTTCTCTACGAGATAAGCAACGCCACCTGCGCCCTCTAGTGCCTCCAGTATCATCTCTCTAAGAACAGCATTGCCCTTGTCAAGACTTCCCTTCGGTCTTCCTGCGCCTTCTCGTGCGCCACCACGATATGAAATGTTTGATTGTTTTTCAATCATTGTTTGACTCCTCTAGGGTTGGTCAAGGTTAAGTAATACTTTATTCTAACAGACTTGTAATCTCTTTGCGTTTTTCTTCGTCTAGTAGGCTTGTTGCTGGTAATAACGGAGTAGCAGCAAATAAGGGTTGACCTTTAGATGTTCCCTCTTTCATTTGAGGAGTAATGTCTAAGTAACGGATTGTTTCTGTTGCTGGAATACCTTTTGTCTGGGCATAAGCATTGCCAGTTTTAATCTGTGTCTCGCCTACGCTTGCACCATACTTCTTGCCGTACTTATCCAAGAACTTAGGATAAATCTCGTCATAGTATTTCTTCATTCCTTCGCCACCAACGCTTAAATCTAGTCCAGTAAACTTAGTGTCTGCATCAGCTTTCATTACTTTGTCAGCAATGTCCTTACCAATGACTTCACTTAGTTTTTTACCACTAAATTGTGTAGAACCTGCGCCATAGCCAGTAACAATGCCTTTATCATCTACCATCAACTTAATGCTTGTACCTGATGTTGGGTCAATTCTTACAGACCTTGAACCATCTTCATTAACCATTGGAACAGCAATCTCATCTACCTGTTTGCTTAAATCAAAGCGTGACGCTTGTTGTTTACCAGTAGTCAAGCCTATACGCTCATACCCATTGTCGGCAGCGTACTTGGTTAGTCGCTTTAGTGCCAACTGATACCATGTGTCTTTAAATGGTGCGTCTGGGATACCAGTTTGTCCAATTTTTGACAATTCTTGTACTTGATTCATTAAATCAAAACGCTGTTGAGCAATTGCACTTTTTTCTTCTTCTGTCTTTGCTTGTTCTTTTAATTTACCTAAACGCTTATGTTCTTCTTTTAAAGCATCTATTTGTTGTTGCGCCTGATTTTGTGCTTTAGGGTTGTTATAGCCTTTTTCCCTGCCAGCTTGATGCCAATCAGATTGAATTTCCTCAACAAGTAGCATCTTTTTACCATCAGCATCTACTCGGTCATTGACCCTCATGTGGGCTAGGATGTTTGGCTCTTTAAAATGAGATGATTGATATGGTTTATCTTGATGTAAATCGCTAAATCTTTGTAATGCTTCTTCTTTTGTTGCGCCACTACCATATCTTTGACCATTAGCATCATAAACGCCATATTTAGTTACACCATTGACAGAATAAGCATCTACATTAAAACCTTCTGGTAGTGCTTTTGGCTTTTGAGGCAACGTAAGTAATATCTCACGATAGTTTTCACCACCAGCCAATGTGTATTTATCAAATTGAGTTGGATTTGTTATTACTTGCTCTGGAACACCCAAACCTTTTAAATCTAATGCTTCAGCACGAGAATTCAACATTTCTGCTTCTCTGAAATATCTTTCAGCAATATCTTTATTTCCTCGTGATTGCGCCCTTTGTGCAGCAGAAGTTGCACTATCAGCACGGCTATAAAGGCTTTCTACTGTGCTGTTATCTCTGATGTTTTGTAACATCATTAGTTCTTCAAACTTTTCTTGACCAAAATTAGGGGCATCAATTGGATGCTCTTTTAGTTGGGAAAATTCTTTTTCTAAAAAGTTTAGTCTTTCAGCATCAAGAACAGGAGGAGGCGCAGGAGGAGGCGCATCGCCCAATCTAACTTCTTGAACATCTACACGATTGTTAGCCAAAAAGTCTTGCACCTCTTGTTTAGTAACATTAGTCTTGTCTCTCAGGAATTCATCCAATCCTGTGAATTGCAGTTCTTCCTTCTTAACATCAGGTGCTTTCATCAAGTCGTTAATGAAAGACTGACCAGTTCCCTTGTTTCTACCTAGATTCAATGCTGCTTGCTCAGTAGCGGAATAGAAACCAATGTCAGAAACTGGTGCTTGTGGCTTAGTCTGCAATAGGCTTTCAATAGGCTCTGCCCTAGCAGACAACAATCCTTGTTCTGGCGCAACAGCAAACAATGGCTGTGGAACTACCTTGCTCATCATGCTGTTAGGACGCTGACCCATCATCGTAGCTGCCAGTTCCTCACCTGCCATTTGACCAATCTTTTGCACACCCCTTACGGCTGGCATTGGGTTTAGCGGAACAAATGACGCTGCTTGACCTGCTACCTGACCAACTCTTGACGTAGGCGCAAGTGGTAAATCTTTTAAGAACTTCTCTGTTGTGTAAGGAAACTGCGCTGGTGCTTCGTAACTGGTATCCCCAAACATCTCTGTGGGGCTAGGTGACCTAAGTAAATTAGCTATGTCAGCAGGTAAACCTAGCAAACCCGCTAAACGTCCCCTTAGAACGTCAACAGGCAGATTAGCAGAATCAGCAGGGCTACCCTGTCTGCGCCTGTTTAACTGTGGATAAAATCCAAATGCTGCACCTAAATCTGCCATGATTACCACTTGACCTTGTTAGCCCAATACGCTGCACTCATCTTACCCTTGGCAATGTTCTCAGCGTGACGAGCCTTAAACGCTTCGTTACGCTTCGTGCCATCAGGTGAGCCTTTAGCCCCTTGTTGACCAAAGCGGATTAGCTTTACATCCTCACCAGACTTAGCTAAAACAGCATGAGACTTAGTGGGATGGCTAGGAGTAGCTTTTGGCTTGTTATAGCCAGAAAACTGCTCAGAGCCTCGCTTAATCACTTCTTTTTAGCAGTCTTAGCTGCTTGTTTAAAAGCATCAGCAGTAGGCGCACCCTTGCTACCTACTTTACGCATACGCTCTGGAGTTTTACCAGCAGCCTTTTGTGATTCTATGCGTTTTTTCTTCGCAGCGATATTTGCGTACAAGCCCATCATTTTTTAGCTTTCTTTGCTGCGTTCTTAGCAGTACGCTCTCCACGCATAGGCATAGGCTTAGATGCAGGTTTAGTCTTCTTCTGCATAAGTTTCTGCATCATTTCCATCGCTTGTTGGTTTGTCGTTCCCATCATAATCATCCTCGGTTATTGGCCCACCACTAATCCATGCCTCACAAGTCCTCTTGGAAGCACACTTAAAGTCAAACACTTCGCAATAGCCTAAGTCGCCAGCATCAATGACTTCCCAAGCATCCATCTCTGTGCCGTTCATCTCCAGACCTGATTCAATGCAAGCAAGCATCTTAGGGGTTTGGATAAAGGCAGCGCAGTTACCGCAACGAGACTTTTTAGCCTGTGCAGGTGAGATTCTCCAAGCCTTTGAAATATCACGCCAGTATTCCATACTTGGCTCATTGGGATTCATTGGGCCGTAGTTAGCCTTGTCGATGGCTTTCTGACGACACTCAAGATTGACTTCTACGTCACCTGTGGCAACTGGACACGCTTCGCCTTTTTTCTCTTGGCTTTGTATCTCAATCTCAATTTTTACGGATGGCTCAAGTAAACCAGACATGGTTATCCCTATGGAGTTTATTTATTATCTCATAAAAAAAAAGAGGGAACAAGTCCCTCTAAAGTCTCAATGGCAACTGAGTGCGTCCATTGTGCGCTATCTAAAAAGTTTTGCAAGCGTTAGATTTAGAACACTCATCTCGTCTAACTTCATCACAGACCATATCCTAGCTGACCCATGTATGCCATTATGTGGCCCTTGATGGCAATCCTTGCATAAAGGAATACATAAGTATTGGTTATGCTGAACAATATGGTGTGCATCGCTTGGGGGAGAAGCATCACAGACCCCACAAGGCATTTCTTTAATCTTTGCCAAGTGGAGTCTTTCCTTGTTATTGGGTCTGTTGTTCATGTAATTTCAATGATTACAGGGTTTAGCAGCAGACGAGCATATTCCAATGCTCTCTTTTCTGCGTCATCACCAAGCATACATTTTTGGTATCTCCATTCAAACTCGTACCATTTTTTAGTCTCGACACTCCATGCGCCATCAGCATCTTTTCTAATTCTTACTCTCATTTTTATCCTTTAGTTTGGCTTCAATGGCTCTTGCGTAATGGACAAATGGTTGATTGCTTAACTCAGCACCAATACCATAGTCAGTAAACATGGCAATCTTCCATATTGCTTCGATTTCTTTGTCCGTCAGCCCTACCCATGTGCGCTGTGGTGAACAAGTGTGAATGTGATTGGCATCGCCTAATTTTTGCCCACAATCTGAACAATGCTTTGGCTGTGCCAAGGCTTCTTTGATGGCGGTGATGGCTTTGTTGGTTTGCTTGTCATTTGAATCAATGTCAAAACAACCAGAGTAGTAGCCATCCATGCAAAACGCTAATCCACCTTTAGTTTCATTCCCATGAATAAGAAAATGGCTTGCTTCCAACGCCTCCAATGCAAAACGTAATGCTTCGTCTTTAGTCATACAGACCTCGCAGGGCAGTCTCTGCCTTGGTTACAGTTGTTGTGGCAAGGAGGACAAGCCTTCATGCCTCTTACAAAAGAAGCAAAACTCTGAGATGTATCACCAAAGGCTTTCATCCTGTCAAACTCTAAAGCAACTTCCTCAAGAGTGTCGTTCCTGATTTTTTCTACTATCTCGTTAGCTTGACGCTTGCGCCAGCCAAACGCTTTTAAAAGTTCAGTCATGCTTGTCCCCTTGCTCGGATTGCTTCAATAAAAGGTTGCCCAATTATTTCACCCGTTTTCCTTATAAATTTTGTTTCTGATGTAACACCCAAATAAGCAGAATGCCATTTACTCATGTCATTTGTAATTTGCTCACAAGTCTTTGCACACGCTTCACGCTCATGCTCTGCTACTAGCTTGGCAAAGTCTATCATTCCATCCATAAGACCCTCTGCTTTGATAAATCCCCATCTAAAACCAGCTTCTTGCGCCAATTCTCTGATTTCGTCATTGGTCATATCAACCTTCGTAAGCAGCTATTTTGGCTTCGTCTGCTTCTGCAAGTAAATGGCTAGACAGGCGCATAGTCCCTTCCATCTCTAATTCTTTATATTGCTGGTCAGTAAAGATGCCCATCACCGAGATGTTTTGGTAAATCACATCCTCAATGTTCTCGTTATAAGTACCTTCTTCGTCCCGCTCGTATTCCATCACGACAGTAACGATGACAGAGCCTTCACCAGTTGTTGTGTCAAATTCGTATTTCATTTTGTAGTCCTTAAAAGTACCCTTGCGAATTGCTTGGGCTGATGTAAGTATAGCAAACTAAACACAATATCTACTAGGTGTTTATACCTACTCTGTAGTTTTTACGCCAAGTCTTTCACTTGCTTGCTCAGAACGCCATATATCTGCCTTCATCTGGGCAGCCACCAGCATCCATTTGAGGGTTTCTTCCTTCTCAATTGCCACCATTAGCCCTCGGAGTAAGTCTGCATACTCAACATGGGCGTAGGCTTCTCTCTCTTGAGATACAGCAGAATCAAACCCCATCTCTAAGGCTTGTTTCATCAGTAAAGCCTTTTTGGTCTTTCTAAATTCTTCGAGGTATATCCTCTGTGCTTTAGCCTCGGCAAACTTAACCGAGTTTTCTATGATGAACTCAATTGCTTTGTAAGGTGCTTTCATTTTCTTCCCTTATTAAAACTTCTACTTTTCCAACTTCTGCATAAACTTTAGTTACATGAAGATTTATTATCTGAGAATCATCCTTAAAGATAATCCCATTCATACCATCAATAATGGCTTTAGCAACATTATCTAAATCTGGCTTTTTAGTGTGTTTTGTCTCACCTGACAAACAAGCCTCACGTTTGCGTTTTGAATAAGACTGGGGTACGGAGAAGGAGATGTAAATAAAAACGCTTACAGAGCCTTCTAGGGTGCTTCCTGAGCCTTTTGCTTTTGTAGCAAGGAGGCGCACTTCATCTTCGTAGCTTTTTGTTTTGACAGGAGTGTAAGTTTGGACGTAGTTTCCTCGCTTGGCAAATCTTGGTCTTCCCTTGGCTACTGGTTCACCATAAACTGTAAACATTATCTGCATCATAAAAGCGTCCCATCTTTAATTTTATTCATATATTCTCTTATTCTGTCTCTTGCGCCAATTCCATATATTCGTTCTGCTCTTTCTAATCTCGCTCTAATCAGGTTTGAGTTTTTACTTGATTCCCAAGAACGATATAGTTCACGAGCCTCTGCTTGCTCAAGGATTACTCTATCGCTAGGGTTTTCAATCGTCTTGCGTGAGTAAGTCACCAGTTAACTCCAATGCTTTGTTTATCAGGTGTAGTGGTGTGGGTACGCCTTCACGCACCTTGTCAAGTAGTTTCATGGCTTCATAGTGGCTCACTTAGGATTCTCCACGCTGTTGCTGCCACTTCTGGAACTTGTGCATTACCACAGGCCTTAACTCTGTCCAATCTTGAGGAAAGCCCATCATCCATTCCGTGAAACTCGCTGGCAAATGTTTTCCAGTCATCAGTCGATAAGCACTTGTTAGCTTCGCTCCAAACTCCGTGCCAGTTTTGTGACTTGTTCTCACAAATCTTTTGCCTGTGTAAGCTATTCCGTTTGTTTGACCTGTCATGTAATCTGTAGCTACGGGAGTGGGCCACCAACCAAAATCGTTCCCTTCTATGGGGTGCGCCAACATAGTCTGCTCCCACAATACCCCATCTCGCATCAAACCCCAATTTGGAAAGGTCTGCAAGCACTCTATCGAGTCCGTTATTAACGAGCATTGGGGAGTTCTCCACAAAGACGAATCTTGGTCTAACCTCGCCAATAATCCTCCCCATCTCTTTCCATAATCCACTTCGCTTTCCGTCAAGACCAGCCCCCCCCCCTGCTGCGGACAAATCTTGGCAGGGAAAGCCGCCAGATACAACGTCAACAATTCCTCTCCACGGCTTTCCGTCAAAGGTTTGCACGTCATCCCAAACTGGGAAAGGCGGGAGAAGTCCGTCATTTTGTCGGGCGCACAATACGCTTGCTGGGTAGGCTTCCCATTCAACGGCACAGACTGTTCGCCATCCGAGAAGTTTTCCCCCAAGTATTCCTCCACCAGCGCCTGCGAAAAGAGCCAACTCATTCATACACCGCCTTTCATTTGTTTAGCAAATTGACGAATGTAGTCTGGCATAGGCGCAGCTTTCAAAGCGTCTGCTTTAATCTTTTCCAAAGCAGGGTCAGGCTCATTTCTGCTCGGAACTGTGAGCCTCACAATGTCGGCAGGGTTTTGCTTGGGTGCGTTTGTGCTTCTCACCCAATTACGCCAAGTGGCAAACCAATCCAACTTCACACCCTTCTGACCTGCTTGGGCTATCCAATAATCTTTAAACTGGTCAAAGGTTTTAACAGGACTAAGTTCTGGGCGTTCTGTTTGGCAGAATTCTTCCCATTCTTTTGGAAAACTAAAATCAGAAGCGAGGCGTTTGCCGAGTGTCTTCTTCTCTTGGTTATTGGTTATTGGTTTATGGTTATTGGTTGCTATTGGGGTAGCATTAGGGGGGCTAATAGCCCCCTCATGGGGGGGTGTTGACCACCTCTTAGCCGCCCCACGTTTACCTGCTTCTGAGAACTCTTTATATTGCTTAATTTCCTTATCTGCACGAGGAGAAACAAAGCCATCTGCTGTGGAAATAAAGAACTCATTGAGAACAGTCATTACGTCTTCTTCATGCTCTCGCATACCAATCTGACGAGCAATATCCCTGTGTTTTATGGGTTGCTCATGCAGAAAGTAGAAGTCTAGTAACCGCCTGTAAGCCAAATCCTCCATTAAAGAAAGATGATGGGTGTGACTTTTGTAGTCACCAATATGGAACTGGTAGTAGTGCATAACACTCGCCTTTTAAATCTCCCTTAAAAGAAACTGCGGCAGGAGAGGGAGGTAACTCTTTTCAGTTGGGTAGCAACTCCCAACCTAGCCGTGTTTCAAATCATTGTATCAAATAAATTGATTGTTGGTAATTTCGTTTGTTTGTTGTCTGCCAAGCAATCGTCTAGCCTGTGAGTTCATAACCGCATATTCAGCTTTACTGAAGATGCCTTGTGCGTTCCTAATGTCGAAAGGATTTAGCTTGTCGTAGGGTTCATCATTGGCGGCTTTGGTAGATTCAATCATGTGTGGCTCTAAGGTGTACTTACAAATCCATGACCTACCCATCTTAACTTTTTCAACTGTAATCTTTTTCTTGCGGTGCAAATGCTTGCAAGCAGCAACGATATGCAGTCTAGGTATGCCTGTCAGGTTCTCTATCTGATAAGACGTTAGAGAGCCATTCTGGAGGCTTCTGATGATAGCTTCTTGGGTCATAGAATCATTAAAGTGTGGAGTGTTTCTCTGTCTTTGTGGGTCATCTCAAAATAAATCTTAGAGGCTTTATCCTTGTGAACGTGATAGCACAATAGATGATAAATTGAGCCTTCAAAGCTACTATGCTCAACAGCAAAGCCAAGGTGTAGCAACATCACAGACTTTTGATTGAGGTACTTGTAAATCATTTGAACCACTCTGGTCTGAGTTCTTTTAGTTGATAAATGCGTAACCGAGGAATCTTCTTCCATTGGTGAACAGCAGCCCTTGTAAGACCTAATATTTTAGCAAGCCCACTCTGTGAGCCAGCAAGTGTGATAGCAGTTTGTTTATCCATCTAAACATTGTAGCAAACAATTTATTTGTTGTTTTTAGGGAAAACACCTAGATAAATAGCTTGTTTAGCCTGTTTAGTTTGCTATACTGCACTCAGCCCATAACACTTTGTAAGTGGGTAATTAAGGAAATCAAAATGAAACTTTACGGAATTAATTTTTTCTGCAATTACAAGCATCACGCTGAAGCAATCTGGTCTGTTGGACGTTACGAACTTGAGAAGCAAATTGTTGCTCAATATCCTAATGCTACTGGCATCCACATTTGGCTTATTTAAGGAGAACCAAATGAAAAGTAAGATTATTCAGACGCTAGTTGAATGTGTGTTAGCCATCGTTATCTTTGGCGGTATCGGTGTACTACTGGCGTATAGGGGGTAAGAATGAACACAAGATTCTTAATCCATGTCCGTAAGATATTCCGCACCTACGATGCCCCTCCAGAGGTCATCAGAAGCTACCAAAAGCAATGGGTGAAGTCAGTACGCCAGTTGGGTGACAAATGGCTTGTAGCAAAGCCTATCGAAAGAATCCAATGATTACAAGACAAGACGCAATCAAAGATTTATCGCATGGTGACTACTGCTGTTACTGTACTGAGCCTAAAACATCTGGCTCATGCTGTGGAGAAAATCACTTCGTACCTTTCGAGGATTTATACGATGAAGACAAAGAAGCAATGATTGAAGAATATTTAAATAAAGGAAAATAAAATGGTACACAAGAAGTTAATGGCAGCAAGAATGAGTTTGCAAGAAGCATCACTCAAGAAGTCTGGTCACAATAAATTTGCTGGCTACAGCTACTTTGAACTTGGTGACTTTATCCCCACGATTACCGAGATTTTTTATAACATCGGTTTGTGTGGCGTAGTGTCCTACGATACAGAGATAGCAAGCCTGACCATCACAGACACAGACGATGGCACTAACATCATCATCACATCACCAATGGCAGATGCTAACCTTAAAGGTTGCCATCCCATTCAGAACCTTGGCGCAGTCGAGACATACACAAGACGCTACCTATGGGTTACAGCAATGGAGATTGTTGAGCATGACGCTCTGGATTCCTCTGCGCCTATCAAGGAAGCCGTAATTATTACGCCATCACAAGGCATCCGAGATGAGTTACCTATTGAAATATTAAAGTATCTTGACGAGTTAGCAGTCGAATTGATTGCTACTTGTGAGAAAGACCCCAAGGCAGCTTGGGTAAGGTTGGAACAAGAAAACCTAGAGGCTGACCAAAAGGTAGCTTTGTGGGGCTTGATGCCAAGTAACGTAAGAAGCGCAATTAAGAAAGCGAAAGGTTAATCATGGAATACAATAATGAAAACAGAGGCGCATTATTTAAGAATGAACGCAGAGATGATGAGAAGTTTCCTCACTACAAAGGCTCACTCAATGTAGAGGGTGTAGATTTTTGGATTAGCGCATGGTTAAAAGAAAGCAAAGATGGGGCTAAGTTCATGTCCTTGTCTATAAAAGCTAAAGACCAAAAAGAAGCTAAGTCGCCTACAAAGCGTTCTCCAAAAGATTTTGATGAAGACGCACCTTTTTGATTACGATGGGAAAGTTGTGCAAAGAGTCTTTCGGCTTGCAGACGAGCAATGAGTACCATCACCACTATGAGAAATCAGTATGCAACCCATACTGACTTCCGTGATTTCCAAGGTTTGATTCCCGAAAATACGCATTTCTTGCCTAGCAACATAGACATGATTTGCGAGAGAAAGGGACACTTCCTAATCGGAGAATGGAAGAAACCTAACGAGAACATGGCTACTGGTCAGCAATTGCTACTTAAGGCTTTTGCTCAAGTGCCTAAATTTACTGTGTTAGTCATCATTGGTAACACAGACGGAGAAACAGAAGTTGGAGATGTGTTCCAAGTTGCTTTAGGTAAGTGCGTCAAGATAGGTAATGGTCTTCAATTTCTCAAAGACTTCTACGTTCTGTGGTACGAATTTGCAAACGCTACTTAGACGCTACACCCTTTTGTTTCTCAAATGTTCTCATCCCCGCTATACCCAAGATTCCAGACAACATAACCCACAGTTGTTCAGCATCTAGTAGCGGAGGAGGAGACATTTCTGCAGGGACGTAACTCATAGCCTGTAGCCACTTCCATGCCCATCCAAGTATCGGATATAACAGGAACTGATAAGCAAGGGCTGCTGCGCCAATCCACCCCACCGCAGGACGCCACCCAGACACAAACAAGCTAGAACTCTTGGCTTCTTCCTTGTTAACTTGAATTTGCGCTATGTCGATAGCTTGGTCTAGCTTCCTGTTCTCAATCTCCAACTGCATTTTCTCTTTGTCAGTTGTGATTAAGTCCCCTGCTACCTTACCCACAGAGTCAATGATTGAGGAAATATTAAGTAAGTTCATTTCAGTCCTGACAATGTACGATTAACCCAACCTAACAAGAACTTAGACTGCGTTCTGTTCTTATTGCAAATCTCAGCGTATCTGGCAATCTTGGCTAAAGCATAAGACTTACGAAAGTCTCCACCATTCTGATTGTTTAACAACTCAATAGTCTTAGCACCCATACCACCATCAGGAGTGGCATTAACAACGATTTGAGCAATCTTTACAGCCATAGACATACCAGCGTTAACCCCAAAGTTAAAAATGCTACTGGCGACCTCCTGTGAGGCTATCTCGTCCCCTCGCATCTTGTCCCAGAACTCACGCTTGTAGAACTCACGGACTAGTGGTGTAGCACCGCCAAAGTCTTTTCTGTCAATCAATGCCCAACCATCCCATTGAGGATTCTTGTTACGAGCAATACCTGCGTAGGTCATCCCACCAGTATCACCCTCAACATCATGAAGGACATAACCGCCTTCATCCTTCATCATTTGCTCAAAAGCAGGTAAAAAAGTAGCCACGTTACTCCTCCGACATATCAGTTGAAGCCAAGTTAATCCGAGTCTTTAAGGCAGCAATATCCTCTGGCTTTTCCTTAAACCCAATTGCTACATACCCTGCAAACTTACCCATATCTGGGGGGATAGAGCCTCTACACATGAACTTAACACCTTGCTTAACACCCCACTCTCCCACCTTAGATGAGGGGTTGAACTCCTCACACAGAACTTCTCCGTTCAGCATAGCAACCATTGCGCTGTTTCTATCTGCTGATGCGTTAAACAAAGAAGTTACAGTTCCTTCCATTGACTTCTCTCTTGAGCCATCAATGTTAAGAGCCAAGACAGTAGTGCGTGAGTTTGTTGCTAGGTTAGCTTTGTGAACCAATAAAACTACGCCATCTACGTCTTTAAGTAGGCTACGAGCAGGGGTAAGGAGTGCTTCTTGTTTAGCAAGTTGAGGCATCTTGTCCTGAGTCGTAATGGCTTGTAGGATGACCTGCCTAGAATCCCAAGCAAAGTAGCCAGCAAACGCTAGGAACGACAACAGGATAACTGTAAACAGCTTGAAGGGGTTATCTACCCACTCAATCAAACCTATGACTTTACCAAGGGTGCTATCGTCTTTCTTGGTTTCTGGTTTGGAAGGCGCAGTAGGGGCAGCAACAGATACATTGATAGTCTGTTCGGCTTTAGGTTTAGGTGTTCTGCGCTTAACAGGGGCTACCTTTGCAGGGGGTTTTTTTGTAACCATTATGCGTATAAGTCCACTTTGCGGTTGGTAAAAATCTCTAGGTTAAGTTGATTGCGTTCTGCCTTCTTTACATACAACTCAAACTCAAGAGCATCAATTTTGTCATCCATCTTCTTCATCTTTAACGCTTGCTTGTAGTCCTCAGTCATCTTTTCAGCCCTACGCTCAAGCACATCTGTTTTAGTTGGATAGCCCTCTGGTTGCACCATTGGATACCATTTATACAAAGGCGGTATCATGGTGAATAAAAATCCAATAGATGTAATTCAAAGGTACTGCCAACCAAAGTAATATTTCAAGTACATCATTCATTTCTTTTCTCTTATTTCCGCATTGCGGTAGCCTTCAATAATCTTGCTTCTAATTTCAGAGGAGTCTGCTGTACCAGCCCAACTCGCTAAGTTATTCCAAATGCTTGACAAGTCTTGGGTTGAGCAAAACTTTGCATTGTTCGTAAGCCACATTGACATTTGTTGATGCCTCAATGATGGGTCATGCACACGAAAAGCAATATTGTAAAACTCTCGCACACTACATAGGTCTTTAGCCGCAGAGTGAAGTGCAAGAACAAGAACAAGTGCTGCTATCCATCTCACGACAAAGCCCAAACGATGATGTAAAAACACCAGATGACAGTCATACAAAAAAGGACTGCGCTAGTTACAGCAACAGCCCAATCTTTCATTTCATCATCGCAAAGATAATCCCACCCATCCCTGTGAGCATGACCCCACTAGCTGCCATGATGACGTTCTCTAACCTTTTGATTCTGGCGCACAGCATCTCATATCTGAGTGTGCAGACCTGCTCATGGCTGTTTAGCCTAGCTTGAGTCTCATCCATTTTCAGCTTCTTTAGGAACTTGCGCTATTGCTTGTTCTTCTATTTTTTTCCAAAGCACATATGCGTTGGAACTTGTTGGTAATTGACCAAGCACATTCATAATGAATTGCACTTCGTTAACGTCTAACTCTAATTTCATGCTTGACTCCATGGAACACC